ATCAAAGTGGTCTTTATGATCCAACTGGTGTTTGGAACACAACCTCTTATACAATTCATCTCTAAATGATATCATAGCTGCATGCAAATATGATGAAGTGTAATGGAGGATACCTTGTCCCATATTTGATTCATTAACAAAATAAATGTCCTTTGTTTTCAAAAAATGTTCCTTCAATTTTTGTAAGTTTTCATCTTTCCTATGTTCCAACTTATTGTCAGAATCTTTGGCCCAGGCCATTATTAGTCGTTCTGGTAAGACACATTTTTTGTTCTGATGGAGAATCAACTGTGAAAGGATGTATAAAAACATGTTTCCTAATTGTTTCTTAAAAGGAGTGAAAAGATACAGAAATTGAATTGGAACAAAACTAGGACCCCATTTTGACTTGTCAAAACTCATGAATAAACTCATCCTTTTCCCTGGCAGTCTTTTTGAAGCATACAACACTTCTTTAATGCTCTCATTCTTCTTGGGCCCATGCGCTAAAATTTCTCTTTTATCAAATGAGCAAATGTTTCTAGATAATGTTTCTATTATATTGATTTTGACTCTACTAATCATTGATAAAATTAATATTTCTCTCACACCTCCAATTTGATTTTTCTTAAAAATCTGGAAATCCACTGGATACTTTAGATAATGATGAGCCACATCTAAACTGGTCAACAATTTTTGCTCGACTAGCTCAACAACTCCCTCAACACACCTTCTTCTTTGATTTTGCCTCACATCTGAGTTGCTGTACTTAAATCTCGTGTTCACAGAACTTGATTTATAAGTGGCAAATTCATCCAATCCTTTATTTATATTTCTTTTTTTTCTGGCAATAGTTACATCAATATATTCATTGTCATTTACTGATCTACGAACTAATTTTGCTCCAATCTCAATTGCCTTTGAGGAAAATTGATGAGAGTGTGGTTTGTGTATAACAACATTTGCCCATTGTATATCCGTCATATCTGGTCGATAACCTAAATGGTTTTGAGATTTCTTCACCTCCTCCATTGATTTTTCTCCTTCCAACATCTTTGATAGTATCTGAAAACTGGAATGTGTTGGGTTATCTTGATTCTTGTTGAATAACATTGATAGATACATTTCAGATAAAATTTCTGAAAATTCAGCTAAAACTGAATCTTTGTCAAATATAATTGGTCTTGGTAACATAATTCTAG